GATACTTTTTCAGCAAGGAGTTTTGATAGTGCCCCAAGTGCTGAAACACCAATAACACAAGCAAGACAAATGAGTGATAGACCAAGTGTAGATGGAGATAGTCAGACTACACGAGGTGTATTTATTCCACAAGCAGGATTACAAACGGGTGTCGGAGGTCAGGTAGCAAAATCATTATCATCACGAACAAGTGCTACAAGTTCTACATCAAGTGCCGATAGTATGACTTCACAATCACCAGCATCTCCACCATCTAAAAAATTACGTGAAGAAGGTAGAAAAGCATTATCAGAAAGTGTGAAAATGGGTGTAGCAGACATGGCGAAACAAAAAGGTTTTAAACCATATAGTATGAAAGGTAATTTTGCGGGGTTGTATTACAGAGTTAGAGGAGGAGGACGTAAATACACTCAAGAAGATGTTATGGATTTTGATCCAGCAGTTGATTTTAAAGAAAGAGTTGAAATGAGAAGGATAAGAAGAGAAACAGAGGCAACAAACCCATCAGGTATTCAACCACGTAGAGCAAAAAGAGGAGTTGGTGGTGGTTCAGGTAGCACAAGACGTAATACAGAACAAGAGAGAGAATTAGAGGATATATTAGAGGGTATAGAACCTGATGAAGAAGTTGATGTAACATTTGCTTCAGATAAAGCAGAAGCAGATGCGGGAGGTGGAGAACCACCCCGTCCAAGACTGCTATCACCCAGACCAAAAAAACAACAAGCAAGAAAAGCAGATCCAACAGCAGATCCAGATGATCCACGAGCAGGAGAAGGTGAATAATTTTTGTTAAAAAATATAATCTAAACTTATTATAAATGAGTATAGTATTAGATGCGAATTACAGTAGCAGACAAATTTATCTAACGTCTGCCGATGCGAATATCAAAGTCGGTGGTAGAACATCAGATGTTACTTTTTATTTTGATGATATTATTCAAGTGCCTAATGGTGTTAATATACATTTATCGGTTGTAAATTCACAAATACCTGTAGCATTTTACGCTGTAGATACAGGTAGAAATACATTAGATTTCACCAAGACTATAGGTGGTGTTTCCACAGACGCAACCATTACAATTACCACGGGTAACTATAATATCAACGAGTTTTTAGCATTTCTAAACGCACAAACTTTCTTTAGTGATGATAGCACAGTAGCAACATATAATAATGAAACTAATACAGTTACATTTACTTTAGCAAGTAGTTCAAATACTTTAGTATTAAAATCCACATCAACAGCATTACAATTTGTAGGATTTACTGTTAAAGACCACACGTCATCAAGTGGTGTATTAACAGGTGATAGAATGGTTAATGTAGGTGGTGTAAATGCTATAAATATTGCTTCTAATTTTTCCACCCGTAATTTAGATAGTAGGCATAGCGGTTTTTCAAATATTATAGCAAGAGTTCCCGTAGATAGAAATTTCAATAATATTATTTTTTATGAACCCAATACAAAGTTTAGTTCGCAGATTATAGAGAAAGAAATAAACTATATAAGATTAACTTTAGAAGATGATGTTGCCTTAAATCCGATAAATTTACATGGGGTTGATTGGAGTATTACATTACAAGTGGATTTTTCTCTTGATAAACCACTACAACAACAACAATTAAATTTATATAACAAAAAAGGGTTCGTTCCGCAGATCGCAAAATATAGTAAAGAAACTCAAGAAAGATTAAGAAAATTACGACAGGATAACACAACGTTGAGAAAAAGAATAGAAAGACAAAAACTTGAAGATGAAAGATTGAAAGGATATAGTGAGAGATTAAAAGAGAGATTGTAAATAAAATCTTTAATAAAAAAAAATATTATCTATAGTTATAATAAAGATATGACGTTTATTGATGATGTAGTAGCAACAGGCAGAAAAGTCGCTCAAGGTGCTTCAAAGTTAGGACGAAAAGTCGTTGGAGTAGTTAAGACGGGTGTAAAAATAGGAGACCGTGCTTTAAATGCTTTAGGGACAGGTGTTGATGTTATTTCAGGTATCCCTATCGTAGGGTCAGCACTCAAACCATTTACAGAACCCGTTAAACAAGGTATTGAGGCAGGTAAAAAAGTAGTAGGTGTAGTTAAAGCAGGTGTAAGAACCGCAGAAGGAGTATTAGATACAGTAGATACGGTTGTAGGCACTCAACCCGCAGGTTCGGGTCAGATGCGAAATGGTAAAATGATGAGAATGAGGCAATAAAAAAAACTATAAAAAACTTAACAAAAAAAAATATTATCTATAGTTATAATAAAGATGAAGTATGGAGAAGTAAGAACGATGTTATTAAATGAATTAGACGCAGATCAAGAAAGCACCGCCACAACAGATGTAGAATTTAGAGGAGTTCAGAATTTATTTACAGATGCTAAAACGGATATGTTTGAGATATGTGTAGCAAGTTATTCATTTGAAACTAATAGTGATGTTGAAACTTATATGTATATAGAAGCACCTGATTTACTCCAACCTTACAGTTTTGATAGCAGGACAAAAGCAAGTAGTAAGAATATTGGTTTAGTTGGTATTGATACTACAACAGGTAATGATGTTGTTGTAAATGCTAATGGAGGCACATCATATAAGACAATTGTGAAAAGACCTAATGGTGATGTATTAAGATTAAGGTTGATTGGAGATGATGGTAATTTAGTAGGTAACATTAGTGCTGGTTGGGTAGTCGCAATAGAATGTCGCCCTGTGTATTGTGACGATGATGTTGAGAACAGAAGAGGTCAAGTATTTATTAAATAAAGTTATTTTCTGGAGAGGACAGCGAACCACGAACATTTTTAGAATGTAGGATATAGAAAAAGGTGGAGATCAGGATTTTTGGTTTTTTTTAGTATTGTTTTTCTGAAATCCTGTTTTCCACCAAATTTATCTATAGAATATTTAGGCATAGAAATGGTTGTAATTGTTTGATTGGTATTTTTTTTTTTATAATTTCTATTTTACAAAAATTATAAAAAAATTATAAAAAAAATAAAATATATAGTTATTATATAAAATGAGCGAAGCACTCCCCCAAGATTTGAATTTCTCTCTCCGACCTGTATCAGCGTCAGCGAGACAATATTTACAAAACCTTCCACCCACCAACGGATCATCGTTTCAACCCTCAAACGTTATTCGTGTAAGTATCCCGTGTGGTCGTCCAAACACTTTCTATCAACCTCATCAGTCATACCTTAAGTTAAAACTTACCAATAATCATGCTGATGCCCTCACAGTTGATAACTCCGTCCATTCTTTGATCCAAAGACTTACAATCTATCACGGATCAAACCTTATTGAGGACATAAACGATTACGGTGTAATTGCCTCTATGCTTTATGATCTCCAAGTAGATGGTGCTGAATTAGGCAGAACTGGAGCAATCACATCAGGAGGACAAGACGGTCAAACTTTTGCCTCAAATGATATTAGCACTTCTCGTAACATTAACCGTAGAGGTGCTACTGTTGCTGGGACAGCAGACCGTGTATTTGCCTTCCCACTTATTTCTGGTGTTGTAGGCACTATGATGAGTAAAGCACTCCCTGTTGGTGAAATGAGTGCTGGTGACTTACGTATTGAGATTGAACTTGCCTCTGCCTCTCTTGCTGTTGTAAATAACACCACTAATAACAACGCCCCTGACTGGACTGTTAGTGATGTAGAATACGTCTGTAGTTTTATTGAACTTTCCGCCCAAGCATCACAAGACATCAGAAACGCACACGGAGGACGTTACGCAATCTCTACTGAAAGTTACAGATCTTATCAAGCAACTGTTAATGCGGGTGCTGGAGAACAAACTTTCTTAATTCCTGCTAAATTCTCAAGTCTTAAATCACTTGTATGCTCTATGAGATCTTCTACTACAACTGCTGTTGATAATGCTGGTTACAAATCATCTTCAACTTCAGGCAGGGCGAAAGGAGAAATGTCGCAATACCAATTTCGTTTAAGTGGTGGTCTTTCACTTCCATCGCAACCTGTTGATTGTGAAGACAACGCCCAAGTGATTGCTGAATTGATGAGATGCTTCCATGCTCTTGGTGTTGCTAACCACTCTACCAATTTAGACCCTACACAGTTTGATTTAGTCGGCACAGCACAAAGTGCGGGAGCAGTTCCTCACGATGATAAACACGGTTCTTTTATGTTTGCTATCAACCTTGATGCCTATGGTGCTAACTCACACTTGTTAGAACAAGGGACTGATACACTTGGATCTGGTAACATCTTCCTTAACGCCACCTTTGGTAGTGGTAATTTAGCGGGACAACTCAACTCGTTCGCCCACTACGATCTCCTCCTTGCCGTAGATGAGAATGGTGTTATGAGTGCTAAATATTAAGTTTAGTTTTTTTCTAATATTTTTATTTTTTTTTAAAAATAAAATATCTACTTATAATATAAATGATTACCATAAATATACTTTTAGGATACTATATCGGATTTCAAGCAAGTGAATATTTCAGAAGACTTAAGGACGATAAAACTAAATCTATTAAACCGCCACCTCCCAAAATTGATTAATTTTTATTTTCTTTATTAATAATATATATGCCGTATCACACTAAAGGTAAAAAAACCGCTGGATCAAAATCTAAAGATTTAACCGCAAGACAAAAAGAAATGTTAAAAAAACATTCCGCACATCATACCAAAAAACATATTGCTTTAATGAAACATGGTATGAAAGAAGGTAAAACATTTACACAAGCACATAAATATGCGATGAGTAAAGTAGGTAAATAAATTTTTTATTATAATAAATAATCTTAACTTATTATAATAAGAATATGAGTAAAACAACTGACGGATTTTCTGCGTCATCAAGGTCACTTAATGGACTAAACAGTTTCAACGGAGATGAAGGGACATTCTCTGAATTACGTGTAGATGGAGATATTAGTGTATCTAATACATCTGCTATTGCTATAGATGGTTATAATCCATCAGCAGGACAAATTATCAAAAAGACTGCTACGGGCATGGAGTGGGCGAATGAGGCAGATAATGGGATTGATCTTACAGAAGATAATTCAGGAGCAACAAATTATGAAATCGTTTTATCTAATGTCGCATCAGCAACAGACAAAACAGATTTTAAAACATCAGCATTAAATTTTCAACCATCAACTAATAAATTAACTGCTACAAATTTTGCTGGTAATCTTACAGGTAATGTTACAGGTAATGTAACTGGTAATCTCACAGGTAATGTAACAGGTAATGTTACTGGAGATGTAACTGGAGATGTAACTGGAGATGTTACTGGTGATGTAACTGGTAATCTCACAGGTAATGTAACAGGTAATGTTACAGGTAACGTAACTGGTAACGTAACTGGTAATCTAACAGGAGATGTAACAGGAGATGTAACAGGAGATACAACAGGTCTTCATACAGGTAATGTAATTGGTAATGCTTCAAGTGCTACTAATGCTTCTAAAATTGCGGTAAATGTATTCGCAATATCTGGGACAAATAATTTATTACAAGTGCCTAATACTTCGGGTAATAATCCCGTTTATAATACAGCAGATTTAAACTATGATAGCACAAATAATATACTATCAACACCTAAAATAAATTTATCAAGTAGTGTTTTACAGATTAACGGTAGTGTTACAAATGATAAGTTTTTGAAAACAAATAGTAGTGGTGAATTAACTTTTGCTGACGATAATGCTGGTGTAACAATAGATGAAGATGGTGCTACAAATAGTAATTTTGGTATATGTTTTAGTGATACAACAGATGGTTCTACAGCAACTTCTATAAAAAGATCAAATATAAATAGCGGTTTATATTATATACCAAATTCTTCTAACCGTAAGTTGGTGTTAAATGGTATTTTTCAGCAGAGTAAAGAATGTAATTTAATAACATCATCTGCTTCGGGGAATGTGTTTAACGTTAATTTAGCAGATTATGGTTACATCAGAATATATGATGGAGTTTCATCTTATCCAGATCCTACTAACGGTCATTTATTAGGAGCAGGTTCTAACGGTATGGTGTATGTAGATCCCGCAACTTTGGGTGGTATCACAGTTAGTGCTTCAACAGCAAATAGTGATATACCATTACTTGCGATGACCGCAGGTTCGGTTACTACAGTAGCAAATTCAACTAATTTAACATTTAATCCATCAACACAAACTTTAAAAGTAGCAAACAATACTCACACATTAACTCCAACTACACTTGATACTACTGGGATAGTTTCTGTAAATAGCGGAGTTCTGAATTTAGATAAAGCAAATGCCGATACAAAATTCGTTTTTAAAAATAATGGGGTGATAAAATGGACTATTTTTAACGATCATAGTGCGGGTAATGAATTAGTATTAGAACGTGGAGACACTACAACTATTAATCTTAAAATAAAAGATAATTTCATATTTAATGATGGTAGTGTAGGTATTCGTGGAACACCTTATGATGACCTCCATGTATATGGTAATTTAAGAATATCAAGTGGAAACGCAACTGAATATGGAGAAAATGGTTGGAGATTTTATCAACAAACTTCTACACCCGCTCCTGCTGGAGCGTTACGATTAGAATATGTTGATACTATAGGTGGGACAGGACAAACAGACCATAAATTTTTAGTTGCTGATGTTGCTAATGCTAATGTAGGATTATTATCAGATCCACAAGCAGGATTTGCCGTGAAAGTGGGTGGAAAAATGAACGTAACAGAGCAAGTAAAAGTTCTAACTGGTAGTAATAATGGTTCAACAGGAAATCAGGACGCATTTGTCGCAAATGGTGATAATATAGGAGCATCACCAAGAATTGTGCTACGAAGAGATAATGGTAATTTTTATGGTGCTGAAATAATGGGTGGATTATCATCAGGTGCTTCTTCTCCTGACGACATTACTGGAACTCAATTTTTCGGCATAAACGAAGTAAGTAATGGAGGTAGGGCACGAAGAATGAATATACTACGAGGAGGTAATGTTGGGTTTGGTATAGACGCACCACTCTATCCACTACACGTAAAGAGAGTGAATAGTGCTACTTGCGAAATCGCAATAGAAACAGATGGTGGAAGTGGAAGCGGAGTGCCTCAACCTGCTATTAGATTTATAACAAATGATGGTAATCCTACAAACCCAGATAGTTCTCAACAGGTGTATGATGCTGGGAGAATATATGCTGGTTGGGAGAACGGTCAAAGTGCTTGGAATGATGCGTTTGTAAAAATTCAGACACATAGTGCTAATAACTCAACATTAACAGATGATTTTATTGTTAAAGGAGGTTTAGTTGGAATATTAACGACTGAACCCGCTTATAATCTACACGTAGCAGGGACAGGTTCGTATTCTTGGGCGTTTGAAGGACGTGGTTTTCAAGATGGTAATGGAACAGTATCAGCAGGGTTTTGGTTTAATCCTAATGGTAGTCTTGGAAGCACATCAGCAACATCTGCTTTTGTTGGTTCGTCAAGTTATACAGACACAAATGCGGGGGTGTGGAAAAACGGTTGGCGACAAATTCAATACGAAGCACAGTTTAACGTTGAAACTAAAATGAGGATTGGAGATTTTAACACACCAACATATCAACTTGAAGTAGATGGTGATGTAAGCATTACAGGATCTTATAATCCTTCAGATACAAGAATAAAAGACAATCAAGAGGATTATAGTAGTGATAAATGTTTGTCTGCTATAAATGAAGTTGAATTGAAAACTTACACATATAACAATAAAGTGCCTCACAAAGAAGGAAAAACAGTTTTAGGTTATATCGCTCAACAACTTGAAACAATTACAGAAATAAATAAATATAATGTTGTTGATACAACAACTTATCATTATAATACACCAAATCCTGACTATGTGCCTGAAGATGGAGCAGAACAAGCACCTGATGCTGATAAAATACATCATACGATAGACGATTTTAAGATGGTCTCAAAAGATCGGTTAATCCCATTTCTAATAGGTGCTATTCAAGAACTTACCAAAAAGAATACATCATTAGAAAAAAGATTAAGTGATTTAGAAAATCATTACTTTGGGATATAGATAAATGTGGTAATCAGGATTTTTGGTTTTTTTTACTATAATTAATCATTTCTCCTGATCTCCTCTTTTTTATCTAAATGAAAAAAAAATATCTACACTTATAATAAATGGGATTATTTGATAGTATAGTTAATACGGTATCATCTGTCGGCAGAAAAGTAGCAAACACAGCGACATCAATCGGAAGAAAAGTAGCACACGTCGCATCTAAAGTAGGTAAGAAGGTAGGACACGCAGTTAAGGCAGTATCTACCGCAGTCATAGGTAAAGAGGCAACTGAAAAGATAGAGAAAGTAGCAGGAGACGTTATAGAGGGTGTATCAGATGTAGTAAAGGCAACACCCGCCATATTAGCACAATTACCGAAAGCAGGTAGTGCTATTGTAAAAAGATTACAGCAAGGTAAGGGTATAGGGTTCGGAGATGTTAGTAAAGCACTTGCTCCCGCCTTTGCTAAATTAAAAGGTTTAGTTAAACCTAACTCTGCTATACCCGCATTTGTAAGGGAGATGGCGAGATTAGCGATGGGTGCTTATAAGAAGACAGCAAATGTAAATGGTTGGAAGAGAGATAATGAAATATCTAATGGTAAGACATCTGTTTATACAAAAGGTAATAAAGCAGTTATATCACATAGAGGAACAGACACAAGTGATAGTCAAGATATGGACGCAGATAAAGATATTGTATTAGGAACATTTAATGAAAGTCACCCACGTGTTAAGAGAGCAAAGAAGATAGCAGAGATGGCGAAGAAGAAATACAAAGGGTTCTCCTTCTCTCAAGTAGGTCATTCTTTAGGTGGGGCGGTTATGGAGGAGTTAATCAGGTTTGGTAAGGGTATTGGTTTCAATAGTGGATCTTCACCCGCATACAATTCATTTAGAAGCAAACCCAAGAAAATAGATACATACCTTATTGATGGTGACTTCATCTCTGTATTTAACAAATCACCAAAAGGTGTATTTAAGGTCAGAGGCAACCAAAGTCCTCACGATATAGAGAATTTTATATAGAAGTCCGCTAAAATGATGATTATTATACTTATATAGGTCTAATAATCAACACAAAATTTAAATTTTGTTATCTATAGTTGTTTTATTAAGTCAAATTATGGGAATATCCGTGGATTTGTTGAGATATTTAGGAAAATATGTCTATTGCGTAAAATATACTTTAAAAAAATATTTTCTTGATATATAATAAATGAATACTAAACAAACAAAATTGACTGACGGAATTACAACCGAGGGTGTTAAACGTAAATGCTTGATCTGTAATCAAAGTTTAAGAGCAATTAGAGCAGACGGGCGATATAATAGTTGGAAAAGGCAATTTCATAAGAAATGCTACCAAGAAGATTTCAATATGTGGTGTATGTTACCCGATGATAAAAAGCACATTATGTATAAAAAATAATAATCTAACATATATATAAATGAGTAACTCAACATCATCACTAATTTCAGGTTCTATGAACCAAGATACAAAGACCATACTATTTGAAATAATGGTCTTTATGTTATTCGGGGGAGGTATGAGAGGGTTATATAAATGGTTCAAGGAAAGTAACTTTACATTCACGATCAGGACAAAGAAAGGTAAATGTAGTTTTGATTGTAAATCTTCTGAAGCAGAGCAACCCGAACTACCACCGCCACCTCCTCCCGAGATAGAGATAGCAGAAGTGAAATCAGAAGGAAAAGTTTAGAATTTAATATAATATAAATAATCTTATCTTATATTAAATGTGGAAAGTTTGTATATTTGTAGATGAGGCACATACCATACCTCTACTCAATACAGTATTTGATAGTATATCGGAAGCAAAGGAAAAATTACCATTTTTGAAAACATCATATTTCTATGAAAGAAATAGAAACAAAAATAAGTGGATAAAAAATAAAGAATTATTAGATTATTTAGTTATAGAAAAAATATAAAAAACTATTTAGATTTTTTTTTTCTCTTGTATAAGTATAAATGGATTTATTACAGAAGTTAAAAACTTTGAAACCAAACACCAAAGAAATTACTCTTAAAACATATATTCAAAACTTGAATAAACTGAAACGCAGTATAGATGGAGAACCTATTAAGGACAATCTTAACTTTTTATACAAAAAAGATGATGTAGAAAAGTTTTTGAATGAATATGCTGATAATACAAGGAAGAATTATCTTAATGCTATTATTGTCTCTTTACAAGCAGTAGATGGTAAAGAAGATGTTATTAAGGAATTTATTAAGGAGAGAGATGATGTAAGCAAAAAATACCGTGAAGGAAAGACTGTTGGAGAGATGAATGAAAAGGAGAAAAAAAACATCATATCTTTTGAAGAATGGGATAAAATTATTGAAAAATTAAATCAACAAATTAAGGCAAATAAATTAAAAAAAGAGAAAAACTTGGATTTAGGAGATTACAATTTAATGTTGAGACATCTTATTCTTACATTATATCGTAAATATCCGCTACGAAATGACTTTCATAATATGAAGGTTATTACTAAAAAAGAAAGTAAAAAAGAATTACCAAAAGATTTCAACTATCTTGTGATTACAGGTAAAGGTATGAAATTTGTATTATCTGATTACAAGACAGCAAAAACGTATGATGATATTAATCTTGATGTAGATAAAAAGACACAGAAAACAATAAGAGCATTTTTGAAAAAATCCCCAAATTCTCAATTTCTCTTGGTAGATTTCAACGGCAAACCTTTCAGTAGCAACCGACTAACTAAATTCATACAACGAGCATTTAGTGATCTACTTGGTAAAAAAGTAGGTAGTAGCATGTTGAGAAAATCATATCTATCATCTAAATATGGTAAGGTTCTTAAGGAGATGAAAAAAGACGCAAAGATGATGGGACATTCATTAAAGGTTCAACAAGAGGTATATACCAAAGAAGATGTAGAAAAAGTTTAATCCAAAAATTTGATGGAATAAACTAACTGACTGGGGTTATATATACTCATCAAACAAGCAAACAAAGATGGAAAACAACAAACTGAAAGACACACTTAAGGAAGTGGAACACGATCTGAATATACTTTTAAGTGATTACGAACAATTAAAAGTGGAAATCAGTATATCAAATGAAGACGAGGACGAACTAATGAATATATCTTTGAAGATCCAGAACAAGGAAGATTTAAAGAATAATTTATTGCGTAAATTAAACATTTAAAAATATCTTGTATATATATAAATAAGAATGAAGAAGTATTCGTATCAAATCAAAAACAAAGTAACAGGCGATGTTAAAACTCTACATAATAGAGATGAAGTTGCTGGTTTCTGTAATTCAATAATAGGTTGCGAATTAGTATCTGGAAATAATATACAGGACTATTTCACAAGAAAACCCCGTAAAAATCGTATAGATATATTCAAGGAAAAATTCACAGTTGAAAGAAATAATTTTGAACGCCCAAAAACTCAATAAAAAACGCCATAGTCGTGAATGATACTTAAGGAAAGTTTTTTTATTTTTTATGATTTTTTTTAATCATAAAAAATACTTAAGGAATTTAGCAAAATCCGCAATAAAAATGATATTTAAAAATTTGAATTTTGAATATTTCAAAAAATTGATTTAAACTATTGCGTAAAAAACATATATAAAAAAATATTATCTTATTATATAATAAATGAACGTTACTAATTTTGTTGATGAAGCAGAATTCAAACAACTTGGTTTCAAAACCAAACAATACTTAAATCTTGCTTGGGTAGGCAAAGGTTTTGAAGAAGTGATCGGTGATGATGGAAAGACCCAATATTACAAAGAAAAAAGGGACGGCAAAACGATAGAGAGAAAAGTAAATGGTTTTAAGGGTGTTGCGATTGAGAGATTACAAAAAGAAGCAACACTATATCGTGAGGAAAAGGAAGAAGTCATCACTATGAATATGGCGGGAAGATATGGATATTTATGGACTATTATTTACAGAAAAGAATTACCTTTACTAATCAATAAAAACCGCAATCTATATGAAGTGATTGGTAAAGATATAGCAAGAAGAGTGTATTTTGATATTGATGGTGATGAAGCGGACATCTTAAGTAGAGCAAAAACTGAAATCAAAAAAGTTTTTGGTGATGACGTAAAGATGGCGATTTCTGGTAGTGTTGGAGAAAAGAAAGGTAAAATGTATTATTCATATCACATCGTCCTCCCACAGATCTATTTCAAAAATCTTGATGAAATGGTAAATAGTGATTTCAAAAAATGGGTAAAAGATTATTCAGATAAAATGGAGAATGGTATTTTTGATGGATCAGTTTATACAAAAAATAGAAATATGAAATGCCTACATCAAACTAAACAAAAAGATACAAGAGTTCAAGAAATCGTAGAAGATCCTGTAGAAGAACATCATATCATACAGTTGTGTAATATCACCGATGATATGATTGATGGGACTACCATTACTTATCCTGTGAGTGAGGAAGAACAAGATACCAAAAAACCCAAGAAGAAAAAAGATAAAAAGGAAGGAGTAAAAGGTTCAACATCAAAGATTGATATGCTACATATTACAAAGATAAAAAAAGCACCACCCCCAAGATTACATATCTGGAGAAGCAGTCATAAAGACCTGCTAAATGCTATACCCAATCTCAAAGATAATCAGTTAGGTTTGATTATACATTTATCTGTGATGGGTTGGTATAAATCAGAAGGAGGGACTTGGAAAGAGTTTCAAGAATGGGAGGCAACTTATGACGGTGAGGAGAAAGAATATATGAACGCACAAAAGTGGGAGGATATTGATGTTAGAAGAGTATGGGGCAGACATAAAATCTGGAATTTGTTAGAAAGATTTTATGGAAAAATTGAAGATTACATTATTACCGATTTTAAAAAAGAGTTTATCACAGAGGACGACGACTGTGTGACCCTTATCCCAAGCACAAAACTAATAGCAGGTAAGTATTTACCTTTAGATTATATTAGACAAATTACCGAATATGTTAAGTATATTAATATCAATACTCAAATGGGTAGTGGTAAAACAGAAGTTGCTATCAGATATATTGAGGCGTTAGATAGTGAAGGAGATCGTCCTACTGTGCTATGGATCACCAACAGACAGAGTATGGCGAATAACTTGATGGGTAGATTGAATGGATTAGGTTTCAAACATTACAAAGATGATTGTGATAAGAAAGAAAGTAAAACCCAACAAAGAAGTTCGTGGAGTAGAATTGTATGTGAATTAGAAAGTATCAATACATTAAAAACATCATACGATATTGTTATTGCTGATGAAGTAGAAAGTGTATTTAACTGCTTTTTAAGTAAGAAATGTTTTCAAGACGAACAAGAAGTATATGATGATTGCTATATGAATTTTGAATATGTGTTGAGACAGGCAAAGAAAGTTTTTGCGATGGACGCTTTCTTACAGCATAGGACACCAACATATTTCAGATTACTTGATCCACAAGCACAACAAATTGTAATTAGAAAAGAAAACGATGTTATCAAAAAAGTTTGTAAAGGTAGTAGAAATTTTTATGAATGGTTGAAAAAGATTGTTGCTGATTTGAAAGCAGGTAAGAAATTATACATCTTCTATCCATACAAGACCGCACGTGGTAGTGCTTACAAAATACCGATTGATATGTTCTCTGCTATGCTTCAACGTATGGCGGGATTAGATGAAGGTGATATATTATATTATTGTAGTGGTGGTAATCAAAAAGCGAAAAAAGAACAACTCAAGAATGTTGGTAAATACTGGAGTGAATGTAAAGCAGTAGTTACCAATTCATCAATCACAGTTGGTGTAAATTATGAGAAAAAAGATTTTGATAAAATATACTTGGGTTATGATGATATGATTTCACCACGTGACTTAATCCAAACATCATTTCGTATCAGAACAACAAGAGAAGCAGTTATTGAATATGTAGAGTTTCCTAATATGTTTAAAATAATTGCTAACAAACAAAAAGTAGCATACATACCACCTACTGTATCAAGACCAACATTAGACGGAGCATTATGGGAGGAGTTGTGTATGGAGGGTGATATTAGACCATTCAAGCATTTACGTGATTTCTTGATCGCAGAATTTGATGCTAAACAAAAAGATATATTGATGTATTACTTTACACTTACTGGTTATGATGTAAAAGATATTATCAACAAGAAAGCACAGACACCACAAGAAGAAGTAGAAAAAGATCCATTTTTGAGTGTAATGTCTAAAGCAAAATCAGAATGTGAAAGTGAAATGAAACCTGCTTACGAAAGGGTTAAGAATATAACGAGTAATCAGATGGAGTTGTTGAAACAAAAAGTATTCAATAATGAGGCAACTGGTGAAGAACAGGCACAGGTAGAAAAGTTTTACAATAAATCATTTTGGTTAAATCGTGATGAAATATGTGACGGAGAAGAGATGAGTTGGGATTGTCCTAACTTGAGAGATGGTATGAAAAAAATATGGGAGAATGATGAAATCATGAGTATGATAATCAAATACGATAGATTATATAAAGAACGTTTTGATATAAAAGAGATTGAATATGAAAAAGGATTTGGAGATCCTAATTATCATTACACACTCAACCAAGCAGATTTGACTACAGAGCAAAAGCAGAAGATACAGGATTATTTACATTTACCTAAAAAAGATCCCCGCTCAACCAAATCTAATATATATAAGAAAGCAGTATTAAACCATTTCTTTGGTAAAAATATTTTAGACAAAATAAACAGTAATACAGGTAAATTATCGTTCAGCGATTATTTTCATGATTTCTTGGTAGATATAGTCAGCAACAGCAGAGAGCATCATAATTACAGTAAAGAGGTTTTGGAGAAACAGATGGAGGAGAACTTGGTAGAGGAGGTAGAATTTGACGAGGACAGTTGTAATCCTTTAGATAGCGGAGTGTGCCTTATACCTTGAGTAAATTACTATTGTGGTAAAGGAGGTAATCAGGATTTTTGGTTATTTTTAATATATTTCTCCTGAAATGCTGTTTTCCACTTTTTCCACCCGAACGGTAAAATTTATCTATATTCTAAAAATTTTATCTAACCTATTATATAAAATGGTATTAACGTATAAACAGCAGTTCAACAAAAAACACGGTTTTAAGAAAGATGAAGATCACAGTCTTGCCGACATCGCAAAAATAACAGGTTATAAAAAGTCAGGATTACAGACAATATACAATAAAGGTATAGGAGCATACAAGACTAATCCGTCTTCGGTTAGACCTTTTGTGAAATCAAAAGAACGGTGGGCGTATGCCCGTGTGTATGCTTCAGTCAATCCAAAATCCAAAGCACACAAGATAGATAAATCTCATTTAGTAAAAAAATAATATCTAACATTATAGTAAATAGATGCCTCAACTTGATAAAAAGGAGTTAAAAGTAGCACAAAAGAAAGCAGAAAAATTAGGTGTTACAGTAAAGTATTCAACACGCAAGAATAAAAAATTAGATGTATTTAAAGATGGTAAGAAAATTCATTCTATTGGTGATAAAAGATATACCGACTTTATACAAACGGGTGATAAAAAGCAACGAGAGTTATACAAAAAGCGACACGAAAAAGACAGAAAAGTGAAAGGTAGTGGCGGTTTCTATGCCGACAAGATCTTATGGTAATTTAATAATATCTCCAACGGATATTATTAAATAAATATTAACGATTATTCAAATTTTACAACGATCGGTTCTTTGGGTATAATCCTTGAAAACATAGGTTGCTTCTTTTTCTTTCCACGTTTTTTCTTGGGATTTCCTTTAAGTCCTTTTTTAATATCATTTTTCTTATCACATTTTTTCCTATAGTTTTTCAGTTCTTTTGTAGTCATACCCATATAGTTATGAACTTCGTTGTTATCAACGGCACTCATCACGTCATAATAGTAACTTGGTAATACATCACCAAACCTTTCAATATAGTAGGCAGGGGTAATCTTATTACCATAATCAAATAAAGGATTAGTTATTTCGGTTTCAATAATTTCTTCTTTTTCAATCTTCCCATCTTTAATCTTAATATTATCAAAGAATTCACAAGTGCCTTTTGTTTTTTCAGTATGTTCTTTTAATAATTTTTGTGCTTTTTCTTTTTCAAATTTCTCTTTTCTTACTTCCCATACTGCCTTATCTTTGAATTCAAACCATTCGGGATTATTCAGATATACATCATTTTTTCTAACAAAAAATTCTTTAAGTTCCTGATAACCTTTAGGTATTTTTTCATTAGGTATTAAATATTTCCATTCTTTACTATCCATCTTTATTATATATAAGATATAGATTTTTTTTTACAAAAATTTACTAAAATTAATATATTTAAAATTTTTTTTTTCTATTGCTATTATATAAAAGAATGGTAGATAATACAGAAGTCCAAGATTATTCAAGTGATAGTTCTACAGACAACGAAGGTCTATTACAAAAAATAAAATCTAAACCACGTGTTGCTAAAGAAGAACAATCTGAAGTTCAAGTCCCACCACCACCATCACCGCCACCTTTAGTAAGAACAGACACCGTAACACCTGTGGAGGGAGAACCTCCCAAGAAACCCCGAGCAAAAAAACCCCGAACTAAAAAACAGATTGAAGCATTTGAAAAAGCACGTAAGGTAAGAGCAGAAAAGATTGCGTTAAAGAAACAATTAGAAGACGACAAAAGGGCAGAGGCATATTTAGCAAGAAAAGCAGGTAAAAAGAAACCTGATAAAAGAGAACCAACTGTAGAAGAATTACAAGAGATGGATAAACCCAAAAGATCAAAAAAGAAGAAAGTTAGAGAAGTTGTTAAATATGAAACAGACAGCGAAAGTAGTTCTACAGAAGAAGTTGTAGTTGTTAAAAAGGTTAAGAAAAATCGTAAGAAAAAATCATCAAGTATTCAGAAAGAACCAAAATATGAAGAAGAAGAACCAGATTACGAAGATCCAGAACCAAGATCAACAATTTATTATGTTTAAAAAAAAATATTATCTATAGTTATAATAAATGGTAGAGACCAGAAGCAAAGATAACAATTTAGATTTACACAGACGTGTATTTACATTACCACCAAACCCTGATATTCCAAGAAACCCGAGAAAAGGTGGAGCATACTTTTACAATCCAGCAACAGGTAAGAGAGATCTATTTATCTCTAAAGAAGAACAAGATCGCAGAGCAAAAGAACGAGTGAGGAGATACTTCGCACAATTTAAACAGGATCGTAAAGCAGTAGATAAAAAAAGCAGTTTTAAATAAAATTTTAAATTTTTTTCTTTTATATTTATAAATGGATATAAAAGAAATACATAATGAGGGTGTTAATCCCGTAGTCCCGTCCTTTAAGTGTGATATAAGATTAGACGAGCATACAAAGCACAAAATTCCCTATCCTTTATTGAATAGACACGGTTTTGTCGTCATACAAGGCAGACCCAGAGCGGGTAAGACATCACTAATGACGGGTTTGCTAACCACAAAAGCAAATAAGAGAACGAAAAGAAAGCAATTATATCGTGGTATTTTTGATAAGATTTATCTGATTGCCCCGCCAAGTAGTATGAGAAGTTTGAAAAAAAATGTATTTGCTGAATTACCGCAAGACCAAATAGGTGAGGATTTAGATGTAGCAACATTAATGGAGATGGAGAAGAAGATTGAAGCAAATGCTGAAGAAGAAATGAATAGTTTATTGATTATTGATGATATGGCGGAGAAACTAAAGAATAAAGATATAGCATATACTTTAAATCGTCTTATACAAAATAGAAGACATAAACGATTATATATTATGATTTTAGTTCAGGTCTTTAACAAATTACCTGTATCTACACGTAAATTAATAGATCAATTATTTATAATCGGCAAACCTGTAAATAAAAAAGAAACACAGAATATTTTTGAAGAGTTAGTCTTTCAAGATAAAAATGTAGCAGATTGTATCATAGAATATACATTTAAGTCACCTCACGATCATCTCATGCTTGATACCGAGAGTGGGGAGTTTTTTAAAAACTTTAATAAATTAATTATAAATAATAATATCTCAACTAATAATAAAGATGTTAAAAAGAAAATCCAACGTGACCGTGAGAGAAGTTCCGAAACAGAGACAAACAACTAAACAAGAGCAGGTTGTTAAACAGACTGTTAAGGTCGTAATCGGAGAAGAAAAGAAAAAGAAGAAGAAACGTAGAAGACGTAGGGTTAGAGATACCCCAGCATATCAAAGGACAGTTAGACGTGCTAATCCTTACAACAATTTTTATGGAGATCCAAGAGATGGTTATAATGTCCCGCCACGTCCTCGTGCGTATATGACGAATGTGGGTAATATACCTACAAGAGTTCAAGTAAATACTGAAACAGGTATTAGACAACAGGACGCAAATAATTTAGGCATTAGAAGGCAGTTAGAAATAATTAGAGAAAATGATAGATTACGAGCAGAACAATTACGTATCAGTAAAGATTTAAGGGATAGTCAGGTAGATACTTTTTCAGCAAGGAGTTTTGATAGTGCCCCAAGTGCTGAAACACCAATAACACAAGCAAGACCAGCAAGTGATAGACCAAGTGTAGATGGAGATAGTCAGACTACACGAGGTGTATTTATTCCACAAGCAGGATTATCTACAGGTGTGGGAGGTCAGGTAGCAAAATCAATATCATCACGTGCTACAAGTTCTACATCAAGTGCCGATAGTTTAACTTCACAATCACCCGTATCTCCACCACCTTTTGAAATTCAAGATAGACCACCACCAAGAGCATCTAAAAAATTACGTCAAGAAGGTAGAAAAGCATTATCAGAAAGTGTGAAAATGGGTGTAGCAGATATGGCGAAACAAAAAGGTTTTAAACCATATAGTATGAAAGGTAAATATGCGGGTTTGTATTACAGAGGTGGAGGAGGACAGAAATACACACAAGAAGATGTTATGGATTTTGATCCAGCAGTTGATTTTAAAGAAAGAGTTGAAATGAGAAGGATAAGAAGAGCAACAGAGGCAACAAACCCATCAGGTATTCAACCACGTAAAGCAAAAAGAGGAGTTGGTGGTGGTTCAGGTAGCACAAGACGTAATACAGAACAAGAGAGAGAATTAGAGGATATAT